AATCATTGATGAATGCCTCTAATTCTTGTTTTGTTTTATTTCCTATGAGTCTTTTTGATGCCATATTATCTTCCATCAATACTAAAGTAGGTACACTGCGAATACCAAATTCTGTTGCGATTTCAGGATTCACATCAATATCAATCACTTCAATTGGTATATTAGTTTCAACTTCTTCTAATGTTTTTGCTAGCATTTTGCATGGACCACACCATGATGCTGTAAATCTTAAAACTTTTTTCATCGACCTTGACCTCTATATTTTTTATATGATGATTTCTCACTCTTATTCATTGATGCAGTTTTCTTTTGACCACCTTGTTTAGTTCTTTTGTGTACTGATTTGTGTTTAGTTAGACCTGTTTGCTTAGCCATAATATCTCCTTATTTACTCTTATACTTCGAATCTTGTTTTGCTTCCAATTCTCTTAAATCATTTGCAAGATCAGATACTCCATGCCAATCTTCAATTGCAATCATTACTTGTAAATAGTCCAATAATATTTCTTTTTGTATCTCAAAATTTGTATAGTCTTTATTTTTACTCATTTTTAACCTTTTATTTTCTTATTAGTTTGTCAACAAATTCTTTTAATAATTTATGGTGTCTACCTTGATTCCAATGTTTATGTAAATAAGGTTTATCATACCAATATTCTTCTGCTTCGAGATGTACACCAATTAATCCTATTTTGTCTTGTATAATTGCAGCAGGATCGCCATTACTATATCTTGCAATTACTTCAAATTGTCTCTCATCTCCGATAAATGCAGGTCCATCGTAAAAGAAGAATTTATCTGTTGTGCCGTTCCAACTACACTCCACTGCTTTGCTGTAGTATCTTTTGGTGCAAGTATTTGGTCGTTTGATATACTGCTCAGTTTTGATATCTGTGAACCTAAAATAATTGTTATCAGCCCAATAGGCACCCATGCATATTCCCAAATATCGTCCACCATTTTCAATATATTTCCGTAACTTGGATCGATGAGACTGAAAATAGATATCCCAAGAATCACTATCACCGATGCCACCAGGAAATATAACCAGGTCAACGTCATCAAAAAAATCATCTTCGTTTTCATGTTTAGTAAATATTTTATATGTATAGTTCGGTCCTAGTGCTTTGATTATACCATTGCACGATTGAACCGAACATTTCGGGTGCTGCACAAATAAACCAATTGTTGGCACTTTATATCAATCATCCTTCGCAAGCTAAACAAACTTCTTCGGTCGCTAGAGCTTTCAAATCAATTTCTTCAATTACTTTTCTTTCGATTCTTTTCGATACTTTATCCGCCTTCGCCAATTTTTCTGAGCGGCAATAGTAAAGCGTCTTAAGACCTTGTTTCCAAGCTTGAAAATGTACGGCATGTAGATACTTTACGTTTACATCAGGTCTAAAAAAGAGGTTAATGGATTGCGCCTGGTCAATGTAATTTTGTCTGTTAGCTGCGTGGTCCACGATCCATCTCTGGTCGATTTCCATACTAGTTTTGTAGACATCTTTGGTCCAGTCATCCAAGAAATCCAAGTGTTGGACGGAACCGTCGTTTGCAATGATACTTGACCAGATTTCTTGATAATCCAATTTGCTGTCTGCATCACATTTCTCCTTGATGATTTTATCCAAATACTTATTTTTATTTAAGTAAGCTCCAGAAAGAGTATCTTGTCTATAGGCATTGGCACGATAAGGCTCAACAGAAGGGCTAGTATTACCCATGATAATAGAGCTACTAGCGTTAGGAGCAATGGCCATAAGATGACTGAAACGTAGACCGGTCCCTCTAGCATCTGGCGCTTCACCGCGTTCAGCACCCAATTGTAAATTCGCTTCATTTAATCCTTCTCGTATGTGTTTAAATATTTTATTGTTTGAAGATGTTGCCAACGCCGACTCAAACGGTATGCCATTTCTCTGTAGATAAGCGTGAAAACCAAGAGCCCCCACACCAATGCTGCGCTCTTGGATAGCAGAGTACCTGGCTCGGCTAATGTGATCAGGAGCATTGTCAATAAAGTACTGAAGTACATTATCCAGCATCTCAGCCGTGTCCCGTAAAAAAAGTTTATCATTTTTCCATTCATCATAATACTCCAAATTCAGTGAAGATAAACAACACACTGCTGTGCGTTCCTTATCTGTTGGTAAAATAATTTCAGAACAAAGATTTGATTGTTTGATCGATAAACCTTTTTTCTTTTGAAATTCTGGCATTGCACGATTACTTGTATCTATAAAATGTAGATATGGTTCACCCGTCATCATACGCATTTCAAGTATTCTCTGCCACAATTCTCTTGCAGATACTTTATCACGAACTTCGCCACTATGCGGATCTTTGAGTTCCCATGTATCGTCTGCATGATGGTCTAACATACATGTTTCGATTAATTGCATGAAGTCATCTGTAATGTTAATTCCGTGATGTAAATTCAAACAACGCATGTTTTGATCACCTGTTGGTTTACGCATCTCTAAGAATAGTAAAATATCAGGATGACTAATATCCAAATAGGCAGCGTAAGAACCACGGCGGGTACGACCTTGTCTATACGCCAAGGAGGAAGCATCATATGTGCGTAAATGAGGCATAATGCCAACAGATTTATCATCAGCAGAACGAATACCCAATCCAATACCTACACCTCCACCTAACATCGAAAGCCAGTTGACTTCTGATAACGTATCGACCAAGCCCTCAGCACTATCATCCAGATAAGGTAAGAAACAAGAGATAGGAAGGCCGCGCTTACTACGGCCAAAGCTAAGAATGGGAGTAGAATAACTAAGCCAATGCTTGCTACTATAATTATAAAGTCTTTGTGCATGTTCTTTATTTGAACTAAAAGCTTTTGAAACATATGCAAACCTTTCTTGTGGAGAGTGTTCTTGTTCTCTCATATAACTTTCTTTTAATCTTTTTACACCCAACTCATCAAATAAATTATCTCTTGTATAGTCTACCACAATACCATTGATGATATCTTCCATTCGCTGCTCCAATTTTATTGTTATTAATTTTCTGTGAATTCTTTTGCCATAGGGAATACTTTGGCAATTACGTCTGCACATTTACGTGCAATGAGCATATGCTCTTTTTGTGTGCCGTTTGCTGAACGCAACTGTATGTAGTGTATCCAACTTCTCAAAGTTCCATTCATGTACAAACGTGATACTGTTAGACCTTCTGGCAAAACTACACGGGCTTGCTCTTTTGCAATACCATTTTGTATAGCCCATTCATAAGCCTGTTTTGCTCTTAGAATTACTGATGCTTGTTCTTGTTCCCATCTTTCTTGCAAATAATCATTATCAGTTTCAATAGAATTTTGTCTATTCTTTTGATCCTGTAATCTTGCTTCACGATACACGAAATCCAAATCTTCTACAGGATTAGCATAACGCTGTGAAAATTCCTGAAAAGAAAAAGAACGGTGTCTAAGCATCTGTCTAGCAATATCTCTTGTGGTTTCGATTTCCAAACACATACTCACCATCTCTAAAGGTGACCAGTGTTGGTTTTTGATGAGATAACGAATTAACTTCTCACTTGTTTCTTTATTTGATTGGTTACTTGGATTTGATACTCTCGCACAGAAAGCAACCAGTTCTGTCATATTTTCTACAAAATAAACATCAGGTTGTGAATAACTAATCAACTCAACTTTCATATTATACTCTTTTCCAAAATGTAAATCTAGTCTGTGCTTCCAAACCAGAAAAAGTATTATTACTTATAATTTCTTCAATTGCATCAGGTGAAATGCCTGACATAACCATTTCATTTATATCTTTAGACTCAATATAATCTGGCCAGATTACTACTTTATATCCCAATTCTATTGAGTTGTGCATCATCTTCAGAATTTCTTTGTTTCTTTTTTCATTATCATAGATGAGAATCTTTTCTTTACAATCTACGTTCTTAGCTGCGATTGAAAGATTTCCGTCACCTGAAGCGATGCAGTTATTTAGAAACAAGGAATCTAACTGACCTTCTACAATTCTTACTGGTTGATTCAAATCAACTGTATCCATACCAAACAATAATTTATCTTTTGAATCGTTCGTTCTTACGGTAACATAACGAAGCACTTTACTTCCAGATTCCAATGATCGACCAGTTACAGCGATTAATTCATTGTAATGGTCATAGAAAGGTATAACTAGACGAGCATCAGGTACTAATTCTTTATCACAATCAGGTATGAGTTTCTTAATGAACTTCTCATAGTTGGTTGTGAAATAGAGGTTATCAAAAAACTTTTCTGGTATTTTTCTTTTTTGTACGTATGTTAAACAAAAATGTCCAGAAGGCAGGTCCGAAAGTCTATCTGCGTATTCGAATGTTGTTTGCTTTTTGATCTTATCAAACTTTGGTGGAGAGATGTTGAGTATAGTATTGGCCTTATAGGCGTTATTGGTTTCACCCGATTTATATTTTTCGAGTGTATATTCCTTAAATAAGGATGAATCAAGGTGTTTAATAAGACTTGAAGCATTTGTCGAAATTCCACAATTGTGACATTTTACCTGTAATCCCCCTTTACCTTCGTAAATATACATTCTAGCTTTCGATTTATTTTTCTGAGAATCTCCACAAAAACAACAACTAGCATTAAAAAGATTTGCATCTTTTTGTTTAAAATTTCTCAATCTAGAAGAAACTAGACGAACATATTTTGTATCAGTAATAATGGACATAATATATTATAAATAGTGGGTGTAGGTCGCCGAGCTGGAACTCGCACCTACTCTAATGTCTGTAAAGGAGAACATCAGCATGATTATATATTCAATCTACAAATTTGTCAATAAAATAAACGGTAAAGTTTACATAGGATTTACAAATAATCCCAAAAGAAGAAAATCTTGTCACAAACATTTAGCACAATTTAGAAAAACAAAAAGTCTTTTTCATAAAGCAATTAGAAAATATGGCCTGGAAAACTTCCATTGGCAAATCATTTATCAATCTAAAGATAAAGATCATTGTAAAAATGTAATGGAAAAATTTTTCATAAAAGAAAACAATTCTATTTCACCAAAAGGATACAATATAACTCCTGGTGGTGACGGTGGAATTCTTTATGAAAAAGTATTACAAAGGATGTTAACAAATAATCCAGGAAAAACCAAAGAATCTTTAGACAAAAAGACTTCTGTAATTCAAGCCAAAAACATAATAACAGGTGAAACTCTCATCGTGAAGAACAGAAAAACGTTTGCAGAACAAAACGATATACCTTATACAAGTATTGGTTGGGCATTACAACATAATAAGACCTTAAAAAATGGTTGGCATTTTTCTTACATTAAAAAAAGAACTATGGGCACTTAAAAGACCAATTATAACAGAAACTTGATGAAGTATCAAGTTATATAAACAACTTTACCAATGACTCAAATTTAATGTTGGAGATTACCCAAGCTAAGATTATTACCCCACCAGCAATCATCCATTTCCATTGGGTGAGGGTTTTCATATCATCATCTTCTTTTTGATTGTGTTCGGTAATATGATCACGTAAAGATTTGATTTCATCCATAATTCTACGCTCGGTAAGTTCTATCTTATCGGAAAGATTTCTATCTGTCGTGGTAATTCTGGAATGCAATTCTTTAATATCGCCGATTGTTTCTTCTTTTCTTTTGTCCATATCTTTGTAAATTTGTGAGGACAAGTCTAATTGACTATCTGCCAATTTCTCCATTACTCTGTCCATTTTATCACAAAGTATTGTTAATGTCGATACTTTTTCTTTAAGTACACTCACATCTACCTTAAGATTAACTTCGTCTTGATCTTGCAACATCTTATTCTACCGTAGAAATGGCATCATCAATTAAAGTTCTCAATTCTTGTTTTTTGATATTGTTTTCTGGTGTAGGAGGTATTTTTTCAGTATCAATACTTCTTAACATGTTCAAATAGTCGTTTCTAGTGACATCACCAGATTCGTACATTTGTTTTGCACCGTTAAAAGCTTCTTCTAATATTTTTGGACTCATTTTAGTCTGTTTCCCGTATTTCGTTTTCCCAAATTGTTAAGAGTATAATATAAACAATTAAACTTAAAAATGTAGGTAAAAGTTGGCCTGTTCTGATACCTATCAGAATGATAAAAAAGAAAAATGTATTAAGTGCCCACATTATTGAAAATTACTGATAGAGTATTTATCTAAATCGAAAATTAATTTTTTCATCTTCTTGAAAATGCTATTGTGGGTGCTGTGAAGTTTGCGGTGTATCTTGCAATACCACTAGTTATACGTAGGTCGTCGATGTAACCATTTAATGGTAGTACCGAGTCTTGTCTCATGCCCACCATAAGTGGTCCAACGTAAGGAGCTGGACCTAGTACTGCAACTGATCCTACGTTAGTTCCATTTCTATAAACTATAATGTTTGTACCATTATTTACCATAGCAAGATGTTGCCAAGATCCTGTAGTTATTTTAGAACTTAGTACTATAGTCGGACCGGCATTATCATTAGAAACAAAAATATCTCCGGCGGGAGTCACATCATACGTCCATCCATTGCTAGAAAACCACGATCCCACAAGAAATGCTCTGGGATTAGTAAAAGAATTTAAATATAACCAAAATTCAATTGTATTAACTTTTCCACTAGATGTCATTTGATTATATATATTAGATGCGTTCAAATTGACTCTTAACCTATCGCCAGTGCCATCAAAATACATCGATGTGTTTCCATATTTTACCACATTATTTCTAATTTTAACATCACCAATAGTTTCTAAATTACTTCTTCTACTATAATTAATGATCGCACCATCCGTATTATTGATTAACAAAGTAGTATTTGGTGTTTGTGTTGATGGTGAAAGAGATGTAATAAAAGATGATGTATATAATGCTTGCCCTTTTATAAATCTTAATGATGAGATATATCCATTAAAGTTTTCACCAGCAGCTCTGTTTGTACCCACTCTCACTTCTTCTGTTTGTGTGAAATCTGTACTTACAGTTCCTTGAGCAACAGTTACACCATTAATATACAATTTAGTTTGATTTGTCGATGTGCCTTCACGTATTACAGCAACATGTACCCAAGATTTTGCTGGAACAGTTACGGTGCTATCAATGTTAGTAGTCGTATGTGTGAACCTCAAGACGTTACCACTTGTAACCTGAAAAAGTATACCCGTTGAAGTTCCACCTTTAGCATATATCGTATGAGCGGCATCTGCTGCATTTCTGTATATCCAAGCCTCTAGAGTAAAATTGGAAGTTCCTGGTCTTAAATCAGCTTTATCCGCAATTGCCAAATAATCCCCTGTGCCGTCATAATAACCGCTAGCACCTTCACTTGTAATCGAATATTCTGCCGATGTCGCAGTAACATTAGAAGTAGTAAATCCCATAGGATTTACCATTGTTGGTCTAGGAGTACCAGTGGCAGTAACTAAAAACGGAGTGCCACCAGTATTAGCTGTACTTAAATCTATTAGTGTATTACTTGAACAAAGTAACAAATTTGTGTTTGTAATTGCTGTTAATGGTGATGTTGGTGGTGTAAATGCTGAGGTGTAAACTGCGGTTCCTTTAACTATTCTAAAGTTTGATGCATAACCACCAAATCTGTTTGTAGCAGATGCAACAGAAGCAACAGATCCAATTTGAGCGACACTAGTGTCGTTTTGATTAAAAGAAACACTAGCACTAGCAACATTAGCACCATTTCTGTAAATAGTAAGTTGGTTTCCATTTCTCACCCAAGCAACATGTATCCATTGATTTGAATTTGTTCCAGTGCCACTATTAAAAGTTAAATCTGTTGATGTTGTATGTCTACAAAAAACATGATCTGAACTCACTCCAAAAATTATACCCCCTGTAGTGTTTACACCCTTTGTGTAAAAACATACGACAGATCCGGTTTTCGTAGATAAAGAATTAAACCATCCCTCGGCAGTAAAATCACCAGAACCAAGTTGTAAATTAACACTATCTGCAATACTTAAATAATCCCCAGTACCATCGAAGTAAACACTATTCGTATTTGCTGTCATCGAATACGCCTTAAATGGACTGAATGCTTCCACTAAAGTATCACCGGTTCTGGTGATACTAAAATTGTTTATACTATCATCAACTATACCATAATCAGCACAAGTTAATATTGAAGTGTTAGCGACAGCAGTTAATGGTAATGACGGCACTGTAAGTGATGACGATGTAGCATCATATCCAGAGGGACGCGAACCCTTCATCATTCTGTAGTTACTTATGTAACCTAACATAGGACTAGCACCACGAGCTTGGCCAATAAATTTAGTAGCGGTAGATGTTATATCAGTTGTACATGCAGTAGAAGATCCTGCTCCCACACCATTCAAATATAATCGAATTACGCTATTATTTCTTACAACAGCGACATGATTCCATGTATTTAAACTGAGTGT